GGATATACTGAAACATATTTAAAACCGATTGTTGCTGAAGAATTAAAAAATGCTCTCACAAGTTTAGAAGATAAGGGTATTAAATTAACAAAAGAACTTGAATCTAGTAGGAATCTACTAATCAAAACATTAGATAAATTAAATTTTATACTTGAGACAACTCACGATGGTAAAATATCTGATACTAACATAGTATCAGGTGCGACGTTTGATTATTCAAACCCAACAGGTTTTACAAAAGATAAAATTTACAAACCATATGAAGAATGTGTTGATTTTTTACATAAAATTGGTCCTAAAATGTTAGAAAAGATAGACCAATCTTTTGTAATATCCCAATCATCAGTAATATCGGACGATGAATTTAGAGAGTTTGTTGGTATTCTTTTAAGTACAAAGAAACAAATATTATTAGATACACTAACTAAAAAAGATTCCGTAAATTTTAATCCGGCGGTAATTAAGATTATAGATAAAAAATTAACTAAGTTTTTTATAACACCTAAAGAAGTAGAACCAAAAGTCGGTAAACTACCAATTAGAAAGAACACGAATAAGGTTGAGTTTAATATTGTCAATGAAGACTTTGTATTCCCACCTGACCAAAAAACAAATTTAATAAAAATACATTCCGCCGACACAAAATTAGGAACTAACTTAAACTACTATAGCAAACCGAAATGAGTAATCAATATTTTGACAGATACCAATATTTTTTAGAGGACGGTAGTTTTAAAATCGTACCAGGCATTGAAATACCAATCAAAGGCTCGGACAAGTATTTTCAATATAAAAAAGGTAAGAATAGACTTGATAAAGTTTCACAGGAATATTACGGAACACCATATTTTGGATGGTTGATTATGTTAGCAAACCCGCTTGCGGGAAGTGTTGAATTTGAAATACCTGACAATTTTTTAATTAGAGTTCCGTTTCCACTAGTGCCAACTTTGCAAGACTACAAAAGAGGAATAGAATTGTATAAGTTATACTATGGCGAATAAGAGAGGAACAACAAATGACATATTAGTTAAGGTCGACCAAAACAATTTAATGTACATCGACCCCAATAGTGTCATTAACAAAGATGGACAAGTATTACCAAGAGAAGTACAACCCGAAAACTTAGTTACCTACGTTAACTTAGAAGCGGACCTCATTCCGAGAACAACACTTATTTCAGGAAACGACACGAATACATTAACATCAATTGCTAAGGGTACGTTTAATTTAATGCGTAATGCTGAAGGTAGAGACTTCGATAGTAAATGGACTGAATCATATACGGAATATGACCAAAAATTCGTAAAAGACAAAGAAGGTAATAAAGTACCGATAGACGAATTCTATCAACACGACAGCACTGCTCAAAGTTTTGGTATCGATAGTATCAGTATTAGAATCGAGGGTATGAATTTAGTACCTCAAGTAAACATCAAATTTATTGATGTAAGGGGTAAGACTCTTTTCGAGTCCCCTGAAAATTCACCCTACAAAGCGTTTTTTCATTTACCTTGGCCAATATTTTACCTAACGGTAAAAGGTTTTTATGGTAAAGCGATAAGATATAGATTACACTTAGTAAAGTTCAACACAAGATTCAATTCATCAAATGGTAATTTTGAAATAGAAACAACTTTTGTTGGGTCTACATATGCATACTTAAATGACATCCCATTGGATGGTATAATGGAAGCAGCTTATATGTACCCAATCGAAGTCGTAAAGGATACTAAATTTAACGAGAAAACTAAAACATACGATAAGACAATTAAGAAAACAAGTAGAGGGTATTCAGTTTTAAAGTCCGTTTATTCCGAGTATAGACAAAAAGGATTATTACCCAAAACATTTCCTGATAGAACACTAAGAGAAGTAATATCAATTGCTCGTAGATTAGAAAGTATTTTAGAAGAAGAGATTTTTTCTAAAACTGTTGACCCACGAATATTAAATGATGTGGCTCAATTCGATAGAACAATGCAAGAATTTGAAAAATCAATTAAAAATTGGAAAACAAAGTTTCTTAGTGCAGAATTTTTTACCGATAAACCTGATGAAACTATTGAATATAACGTTCATTTAGATAAAACAGGTAAACCCGCAACAACATTTGAACAATTAACAGGAGAAACCGCAGGTTCTTTATTTCTAATAATAAAAAACTACACCAACGCAATTGATAGTAACCAAGCTTTTGGTAAAAGTAGAGACAACAAACTACTAAAGGATAAGACAATAAAAATTAGAACTATATCAGCATCTGCTTTATTAAATGTTAAAAGTTATTGTAAATCTGGTGCAAAAATCGGTGTCAATATAAATGGGATACTGAATACACTTTACACCATACAAAAAGAATACGTTGAGGAGAGAGCTAAACTCGAAAGAGTTATAGAAGAAAGAATGAACAATATTATTAAGAGAAAAGATATTGGAATTGGATTTGAACCAACTATAAGAAATGTTATTGGTTTAATATTAGCAAACGCAGATACATATATTCGTTTATTAAAAGACGTTCATTATAGAGCCTTTCAGGTTGCAGAAGAAAGAAAAAATATTTTAAACGCAGTTAGTACCGATAGTATTGGTGAATCAATATATCCTTGGCCGGAAGTAAAAAAACCCGCAACAGGTAAAAAACAAAATGTTTTAGTTTATCCCGGTGCCTATGAAATGTCAAGAACATTACAAAGTTACGATACGAGATTGTGGCCGGAAGTTGATTTTGTAGAAAACTACAATGCGGTTGCAACTAAAAAAACTGAACCGGCTGACGAAAAAGAAACAGGACCTGAACTTATTAATTTCTTATCTGATAATGATTCAGACAAAAACAAGAGAAATGAAATTAGTCTTCTCACCACTTTCATCGATGTCACACCATATGGTGATAAATCGATAAGTTCAATATTATATGAGATATATGAGAGAGCAAAATATTTTACCTCTGTCGATTCATTTAAAAACGAAACAATTAGAGAATTAGCTTTATTGGAGTTCGACAACATAAAAAACCAAATCGCTGAGGATTTTGATATTATTGAAATTCTTAAATCGGAAGTTAAAAATGTTAGTGCTCTAAAAAAATATATGTTAGGGTTTTCTGCTTATGAAAGATACCCATATTATGAAGACCAACAACCAACAATACCTTATATTAAAGAATCGTTAGATAATGGTTTTAAAATAGAACAATATAAACCAAAAAATAATGTTGTAGACAATAAGGCACTATACCCAAACTTATCAAAAAATTTATTGGAATATGTTGGGGAGGAATACAGAACCAAAATGTATCCATTTAATTCTAATGAATATATTAGTTACCTAAAAATGTACGGATATTCAGGTTACACTGCAAATCAAATTCATTTAAAAGGAATGGTTAGATTGGATACCGTAGAATCTTTAGCATCCTCGTCAATAGAACCAAATATGTGGCACTACGCTGAGGATAATCAATACGTTCAAAATACGGGGTCAACGGTTCAATGGAAAACTGGTAAAAATTTATTTGATAATTCAATACCATTCGACACCTTAAACTATACAGGTGGAACATATAATGGTAAAGAACATAGATTTATATTAAACACACCATATTTCCACAAACAATTATATAAAGATTTTAGAAATCCAAAGACAAAAGGAAGATACGCGGGGTCCGCTTACTTACTATTGTCCCAAATGAATTTTAAGGCACTTTCACATCAGGTTGCGGACACATTAAACATCATCGTGAACGCAATTTCACATATGCCACAATCAGGTGTCTTGATGTCAACATTGTTTAAAGAATTAGCAGCAACACATTACATACCATATCATTTAGTACTTCAATGGGGTGCGGTATATCATAGATATAAAAAATATCTTACAGAAGGAGAAGACATTCTTTCAGGAATGACACAACCTATTGATATGAATTTATTCTTTGATAATAATCAAAATTTGACTTACAATTTCACACTGACCGGTGGTACTAATACAAGTTATAGTCTAACAAGAAATAATGAAAAGAGTTATGGTTTCACACCTTTTTACCATTCAATATATCATCAAGTTGTAAACGATTACACATTTTATGACCCATTGTCGGCAACTCCGAATACGAATTATGTTAATGCAATAAATCAAGGAGTAATAAAACTTTTCCCAACAAGAGGAGAAGGTTCTTTGAGTTGGAATGTGTTAATTGACAATTCAAAGTTTGACAATACGAAAAAAACATTAACCATACTACCGAGCGGAGGATTAAGGGAATATAATTATAGTGGTTACACTAGACAACAACAAGATAACTTTAAAACATTATGGGGAGACCCGTTACAATTTTTAAATTTATTGATAGGTTCACCCCAAAATTTGAACCCAAAGAACTATGCTCCACTATATAGTGGATTAACATTACCAACTTATAAACAATATTTTACAGATAAAGATGGGGCTCCAAGCATATCATCTTCAAATAAGAAAATTATTGATTTGATTGGAACATTCAGTCCTGAATTGTTAGATACGTTTGAGGAAATGTTTTTGGACTTCTCATCAGACACAATTAATGATGAAGTTAACCAAAATAAATTTAACTTCAAGTACAATAGTTTTAAATCTATTCTTAAAGAGTTATCAACAATAGAATTTTCTTCGGAAGACAAGTTTTCAAAAACAGAAGAGTTAAGTAACTTCTCATTAAATGTTTATTGGAGACAAAGGGAAAAAATGTTTAAAATAACTGAATCAATACTAAGTAATGATAATTTAGTTAAACTTACTATCACCAATCCAAAAGGAATCGATGCTCACGTTTTAGGTGGGTTTGCCCAAGTAAACGTTGAAAGATTCTCAACAGGTATTGATTTTGATACCGGACAAATCGACCAAGATACACAGAATGCAATAGAACTTTATGTCGGTGAAGATATAAGTGGATATTATGTTGACTTTTTTAGATATAACAATATTGAATTAAATGAAGAGAATGTAAAACGATTTAGGTTCTTAATCTATGTTTATGCGGGATATGTAAAATCTGGAGGAACGAACACAAAACAAGCATTCATTAATTATTTAAGAAACAATATCATATTAAAAGACTCCGACCCAATTTCAAAAGTATCGGGACAGGAAAATAGATTAATATTATTTTTAGACACCCTAATCGGTAGATTCTCAACACTCAAAGCGGTGGCGGGAGTACAAAGATTAAAAATCGATAGGGGATATAACGATGATTTAATTAAATTAGAATTATACAACTACTTTAAATCGTTTAATGATAAATGGATTGCAGGTAATTCAATTGGACAAAGAGGATTATTAGAGGAATTTTTATTTTTAAATAAAGCCAATGTCGACATTGGTGACGATGTTTACATTGATATTAAGAAATTAATTGAAATTGGAGACCAACGAAATTCAAAAAAACAAAACCTTTATGGAACGATATCAAATCTTATTGTAAGAACAGGATTTGATTTAAGACCACTTCCGGCTTATGTTAATTTCTACGGTACTAATTTTAATAACAAAGTAAAAACCACACCATCTAAAAGTGTGGCTAGCAATATTTTTGGTTCCTTTTTAGAGGTTGATTACCAAGAGTCATCACCTAAAATTATTCTACAATATACAGGTCCTACATCTAAGTACTTAGAGTTGAATGAGATTAATAAGAAATTCTTATACAAGGACGATAGTTTCAATATTAGCCAAACTAATAATAACCCAATATTAGTAGCAAATGATGCATTTACGAGAGTTGATTTTTATAAATCTAATAAAGCGGTTGCGTTTGAGGTAAGTTTCGGAGACCAAAATCAAGGAATCTTCAAAGGAATTGAATTAGACCAATCTTCAGTTAGAAACACATCGGAATCTTTCCAAGTGTTAGAAAATTTAGGAGCAAATGAAACAGGTTCAAGTACCGCTCAAGTGGATGTTGGTTTGTTCGACATTTATAGGTCACAATCCTACACTTGTAATGTAACAATGATGGGTGATGTAATGATACAACCAACAATGTACTTCTATCTTAAGAACATACCGTTATTTAAAGGTACCTATTTGATTCAAGAAGTTAATCATAGTATTAGAAACAACGTGATTGAAACATCATTTAAAGGAACAAGAATACCTATAACATCTCTACCTGACCCTAAAGATTCGTTTATGGCTAGTTATCGAGCACTATTCGATAAGATGGTAGCAAAGGCAACCGCTAAAACCAAAGAAGCTGATAGGGTATTGAAGAATGTTAAAAATGGTGATAAAGTGTTTACTGATACAAAAGGTAATACCTATTCGTATAATACAGGTGGTAAGGAAATCAGTGGTGAAAAGATTATAGAAAGAGCATCTATTACAAGTTATGGTGTACCATACAATGGTTACGAAGGTCAAAAAGATATACAATTAGCACAATACGAGGAAGGTGAATGGTTACGAGCAATTGTGACACCTATGGGAGGTTCAAAATACGCACCAGCAGATGACGTTGATTTAGGAATTGTAAGTAGATACGAACACCTATCAGGTTCAACTATAATTAATGAGAAAGTTAAATGGTTGGATGTTAAAAATACAGGAGATAAACAACAATTCTACTCAACTCAAATCAATCTTGGAGGTTCATTAAGTGCAAATGACCTAATTTCTAAATATGGTAATACTGAGTTCTATAATCCAAAACCTAATGTTAAGAAGAAAGTAACCATTAAAACATCATTTGATTACACAAACAAGAAGTTTAATGGACCGATACATTATGGATTATCACCTGATTACGGTATATCAATGTCTAAGTCACTTATGACCCAACTTGATTTATATGAGGGAGATGTGGTATATTTCAGGTTAACCACGTAAATTTAAAAAATTCTTGATATTTATATTTATAACAAAAATATTATGGACAATTTGAAAATCAATAATACGGCGGACCAATTCTTAAACCAAAAACAGGTTACCAAGATATCTAACGATGGAATGGAGAGAGAGGAATGTGATTTAGTAACTGGTGAATGTTATGTCATCAGGTCAAAAGATGGTATAGTAGAAAGAATAAATAAAAAATACATTACCGAAGACGGTAGACAACTATTACAAGATTAATACTATGTTAAAGGAAAAACTTTTAGAAGAATTAAATCGCTACAATGCGATTAATAGATACACCCAAAAATTAGTCTTAGAACAAGATATGGGTGCAGATGCGGCGGCGGCGGCAGTTCCACCGGCTGACCCATTAGCGGGTACTCCCCCACCAGCTGACCCTATGGCAGCAGGGGCTGACCCAATGGCTGCGGGTGCCGACCCTATGGCGGCAGGAGCAGACCCAGCAGCAGGAGGAGTTCCACCGGCTGACCCAATGGCAGCAGGAGGAGCAGAAGCACCTGCAACTGCTGAAACTGAAGAAATTGATATTACCGATTTAGTTAATATGACCAAATCAATCAAAAATGAAATGGACAAGAACAAAGATGAGGGTAATTCTGTAATTCAGAAAATGGATAGTGTTTTTGGTAAATTAAATGATTTGGAACAAAAATTAGCTCAAATGGACTCTGTTATTTCAAAAATAGACGAGTTGGGTAGTAAAATTGAACAAGTAAAACCAAAGACTCCTCAAGAAAAATTAGAAATGCGTTCTTTAGACTCATATCCGTTTAATCAAAATCCACAAGACTTCTTTAGTCAAAAACAAAATGAAATGCAGGCTTCAGGTAAAAATGAGTATGTATTAACAAAGGATGAAGTTGAAAACTACGGTCAAGCTCAAATAATGAAATCTTTTAATCCAGACGAAACTAATGAACCTCAGTTCTAATGTAAATTTTTTATTACAAACCCAAACACAAATTAAAATACTACACTGGCAGACCAAAGGTTATGCTAGACACCAAGCTTTTGGTGAAACTTATAGTAATTTAGACGCACTAATTGACGACTTTGTGGAAATCTATATGGGTAAGTATGGAAGATTTTCACTAAGCGAAAATGAAAAGAAGATATCAATAGACAATTTAACAGAATTAGATTTAACGGCTTTTATGAAAACCGTAAAATCCGAACTTATCGGAATGTCTAACGACTTATCTAAAGACAAAGATACAGATTTATTAAATCTTAGAGATGAGATGTTGGGACTTTTCAACAAATTATCGTACCTCTTAACGTTGGAATAAAAAATTCCTAAAAAAGAAACAGAGCCGGGTTTGACAATCCGGCTTTTTTTGTTTATACTTTACTTATAACACATTAATAAATTAAAATTCAATTATTATGGGAGTATTAGATTCAGTTCTTGCTCAGTATGAGAAGAACAAACAGTCTGCTACAAGTAGCAACACAAACAAAGTGTCTCAAGAAGACAGAATGAAAAAGTATTTCACCACCGTATTACCTAAAGGTGTACGTAGTGCTGAAAAACGTATTCGTATTTTACCGCCCGCAGATGGTGGGTCACCATTTGTACAAGTTAAATTCCACGAAATTCAAGTGGACGGTAACTGGGTAAAACTTTATGACCCAGCTCAAGAAGGTAAACGTTCTCCATTAAATGAAGTTCACGAAAGTCTAATGATGACAGGTGTGGATTCAGACAGAGAATTAGCAAGAACATATCGTTCTCGTACTTTCTACATTGTTAAAGTTATCGACCGTGATAACGAACAAGACGGTCCAAAATTTTGGAGATTTAAACACAACACCAAAATGGATGGTGTATTGGATAAAGTTCATCCAATTTTTAGAACCAAAGGTGATATTACCGACCCAACTACAGGTCGTGATTTGATTATCACATTAGCACTTACAAAAGCCGGTAATGGTAAGGAATACACAACAGTAAGTTCTGTTATTCCTGATGACCCAGCACCACTTCACACAGATGGAGCAACTTCAAACCTGTGGGTTAATGATGAATTAACTTGGTCAGATGTTTATTCTAAAAAAGGAGAAGACTATTTGGAAATGGTTGCACGTGGAGAAGTACCTCGTTGGGATAGTGAATCGAAGAAATTCGTATCTAACTCAGCAGGAGAAGCTACGGTTGGCAGTACGTCAAGTTCCGCAGTAACATATCAAGACCCACAAGTGGACGATGAATCAGATTCTGATTTACCATTCTAATTAATCGAAGACACTCTCTATGACTATTTGGTTTAGAGAGTGTCTTTTTAAAACTACTCAAATATGGCAGGTATTAAAAAGAACGATTTCAGTTCGTTCAAAAAAAAGTTTTCAAAAGAGGCGGAATATAAACCAGACCGTTTCTTTGATTTAGGTGACGCATTTTTAGATGCAACAGGTCTTCCAGGTCCGGCAATTGGACATTTAAATATGTTCTTAGGTCATAGTGACACAGGTAAAACCACAGCATTAGTAAAGTCAGCAGTAGACGCACAAAAGAAAGGTATACTTCCTGTTTTTATTATTACGGAACAAAAATGGAGTTGGGAACACGCTCAATTAATGGGATTTAATAAAGAAGACGATTTCTATCTCTTCAACAGTGACTTCGAATATATTGAACAAATTACTGATTTCATTAACGAAGTATTAGATGCACAAGAAAAAGGTGAAATACCACACGATATTTTATTCCTATGGGATTCTGTTGGTTCAGTTCCTTGTAAGATGACATATGAAGGAAAAGGTGGTAAACAACACAATGCATCTACTTTGGCAGATAAAATCGGTATGGGTATTAATCAGAGAATTTCAGGTTCAAGAAGAACCGATAAAAAATTCACTAATACATTAATTATCGTTAACCAACCTTGGGTTGAATTACCTGATAATCCATTTGGTCAACCTAAAATTAAAGCAAAAGGTGGAGAAGCTATTTGGCTAAACTCAACATTGGTTTTCTTATTTGGTAATCAAAAAGGAGCAGGAACTACCAAAATCTCAATCACAAAAGATAAGAGAAAAGTAAAAATTGCAACAAGAACCAAAATCTCAATTATGAAAAACCACGTAAATGGTTTAGGATATGAGGATGGAAGAATTCTTGTAACAGCACACGATTTTGCTAAAGGTAGAGACGATGCTGAAGAAAAGAAAAGTATTGAACAATATAAAACCGAACACGGAGATTATATTACCAACAAACTTGGCGTTAATGTTACAGACGCAGATATTGAAGTTGTAACAGAGGAGGAGTAATAACATAAAAAAATTAAATGTCAGTTTTACTTGTTGATGGAGATAATCTACTTACAATTGGTTTCTACGGTCTCAAAAATCACTACTATAAGGGAAAGCACATTGGAGCAATCTATCATTTTATTAATACTCTTAGAAGAGCGTTTGAGATTTACAAATTAGACAAAATTGTAGTTTTTTGGGATGGAGAAGATTCTGCCTCACTTAGGAAGAAGATTTACCACCAATACAAAGAAAATAGAAAAAGTAGACTCAGAACTGACGAAGAAATTGACAATTACAACTATCAAAGACAAAGAGTAAAACAATACCTTGAAGAACTTTATGTTAGACAAGGTGAGTTTGCAAATTGTGAAACTGATGATTGTGTTGCGTATTATGTTCAAAACTCACCAAACGAAGAAAAAATTATATACTCATCTGATAGAGATTTAGCACAACTTGTAAATGAAAAAACACAACTGTTTAATCCATCTCACGGAAAATTATACAAGAAACTAGACAAAATTGAGTATGACCACGAGAGTATCTTAATCGAAAATGTTTTATTGGTTAAGATGCTTTGTGGTGACCCCTCCGACAATATATCAGGAATAAAAAATATGGGTATCAAAAGACTCATTAGTTTATTTCCTGAAATAAAAGAAACACCTCTCACATTAGAACAAATTAGAGAAAAGGGAAACCTTTTATTTGAACAGGACAAAGATAATTGGCTTGTTAGGAATCTATTGACTGGTGTCACCAAACACGGTGTGTTCGGAGAGGAGTTCTTCCAAGTAAATAATATGATTGTTAACCTACAAGAACCATTTTTAAGTGATGAGGCTAAAACAGTCATAAATGACTTAATAAATGAAAACTTGGACACAGAAGGTCGTTCTTATAAAAATACTATGAAAATGATGACGGAGGATGGTGTATCACTCCTCTTACCGAAATCGGACGACCAATGGGTAAAATTTTTAGACCCATTTATGAGATTAACAAGAAAAGAAAAAAATAAGCACATCTTTAAATTTAAAAAAAAATAGAAAAATGAACAATCAAGACGTAACTAAATTTGAGTTCCTTTTAACCCTTGAAGGTAACTTTATCATTCAGAGATTCTTTAACGTTAAGGGATATAATCCAAGAGCAAGACGTTCTATGGATTTACACTACACCGTAAAAAATATTTGTGACGAAATTGCGGACGATTTGAAAATAAAAAGTTCTGATTATATGTGTGAAAATCAAAATTATTTCCTATCTAACGAGAATGTGGAAGATAATGAACCACAAAAAGAAGAGCACTTTTTATTGGAAGTTAAGTTAAATGACGATGTATTTATTTCAAGAATCTTTCCTGCTCACGTCTATCACCCAAAGGCAAGATACGCCGTTGACATTAGACCAAAAGTTAGGAAAATTTTGTCAGAGTTAACTGATGTTTTGTCAGACTACGAACTCGAAACAACTTACTTACAGTATGAACTTTAATAATAGAATTTTTAATATATAAACATATACATCAAATGAGTGAAAAGAATTTTGGACAACTAGGACCGACATTTCAAAAATCGTTAATCAAAGTAATAATCGAAGACAAGAAGTTTGCGGTAACTATCATTGATGTAATTGAAAGTAAGTATTTTGACGGACCATATTTCAGGTACATTATTGAGAATGTAAAAGAAATGTATTCAAAGTATGGTGAAATTCCTTCATATGATACCGTTGGTCAGAAAATTATGAGTGAAAATACGAAAGACACTACTACGTCTATTCACATTGACACCTTAAAGAATATTAGAGACCACGAGTTAACTGACGAAGGATGGATTAAAGACACCGCAATGAATTTCTGTAAACAACAAGTCCTTAAAAAAGAACTTAAGTTGGTAGAAAAAATCATTGAGAATGGTGACTTTGAAGAATATAGAAAAATTGAAAAGATAATTCAAAATGCATTACAAGTAGGTGCGTCATCTGATGATATTAGAGATGTATTTGAGAACATCGCAGGAGCATTAGAAAAAGATTCTAGACTACCAGTACCATTAGGTGTTACAGGTTTGGATAACTTGTTAAAAGGTGGTTTGGGTGTTGGTGAATTAGGTATTATCTTAGCACCAACAGGCACAGGTAAAACTACGTTCTTGACTAAAATTGCAAACACCGCATATAACCAAGGAAAGAATGTTTTACAAATCTTTTTTGAAGACAACGTAACTAACATCTTAAGAAAACATTACACAATTTGGACAGGTATTGCTCCTGACGACCAAATTGAAAGAAAGGAAGAAGTTATTGAACTTGTCAAACAAAAAGAATCTGAGTCAGCAGGAAAGATTAAATTACTAAAAATGCCAAGTGACTCTGTTACTATTTCTGAAATTAAATCAAAATTAAGAAAACTTCATTCTGAAGGTTTTAGTGTGGATGTTTTAGTAATTGATTACATTGATTGTATTTCACCCGAAAAATCAAATTTCGGTGAAGAATGGAAAGGTGAGGGTAATGTAATGAGAAGTTTAGAGGCAATGACTTCAGAATTTAATCTTGTTATTTGGACAGCAACGCAGGGTAACCGTGAATCAATTTCTTCCGAAGTTGTAACAACAGACCAAATGGGAGGTTCAATTAAGAAGGCACAAATTGGACACGTTGTTGTTTCAATTGCAAAAACACTTGAACAAAAAGAACATAATTTAGCAACAATTACACTATTGAAATCACGTATTGGTAGAGATGGTGTTATATTCCAAAACTGTAAGTTTAATAACGAATATCTCGATATTGATACCGACAGTCAAAATACTCTTTTAGGTTTTGAAGAACAGAAGACACAAGAAAGAGCCAACAGGGCAGCAGAAGTATTCAAAAAGTCACAAGAAAAAAAGGGTATCACATTAACAAACCAATAAATAAAAATTAAATACTATGACCGAGAAGATTTTATCAGAAAATCCCGGACGTTTCGTCCTATTCCCTATCGAACATCACGACCTGTGGAAATTATATAAACAACAACAAGCCTGTTTTTGGACCGCAGAAGAAATTGATTTAGCTCAAGATATTTCTGATTGGGAAAACAAGTTAAATAATGATGAACAACACTT